TTAACTAGGAGAACTATCATGGCAAATACTACTTTTTCGGGACCAGTAAAAGCGGGAACGATTTCAAATACAACAGGAACAACTGTTGGAACTAACATTGCAAACGTAGGTTTTGTATCAATGGCTCAATCTGTAAAGGTTGATATCAATGGTGCTTCGCACTTAAATCAAGTTTGTGCAGTAATTCCAGCAAACTCACAAATCACAGATGTTATTCTTAATGTAACTACAGCTAATGATGATGGAGCAGCATCTAGTGTTTCAGTAGGAACAATAGCTGACGCTAATGCATTTATTAATGCACAAAGTGTTCAAGCAGTAGGAACTACTCACGGTGTTTTAGATACAGAAGCAACTAATGTTGGTACAACTGACATTCAAGTTTTAGCTGATTTTTCAGGTACAACTGGTGATGGTACAACTGGTGTAGGTACAGTTACTGTATTATACATTCAAAATAATTCTGTTCAAGACGCAGCAGATTTATAATAACTAATTAATGGAGCCCTTCGGGGCTCCTACAAAATTTTAAGGAGACCTTATGAGACAAGACATACAAGCAACAAGATCAGCGGCAGCGGCAGGTGCAACTGCTATTATAGCCTCTCCTGTAAGAGTTTATTCTATTTCAATTGCATGTACTGGTGGAGCAGGAGTTTTAGAATTAACTACAACTTCAAACTCTGGTACTACACTTTTATATGCAGATGTTCCAACAGGAGAAATGTATACACTTAATTTTGGTGGAGGAATTTTATTCCCTGCAGGAGTTTTTTGTAAAACTAAAACTAACATAGCTGGATATACATTATTTACAGATAGATTTTCTGCACCAGGTTTAACAGCGGGATAATTAAATGGGATTTCTTTTGGATACCCAAGCAACTAGGTCAGCTTTAATGAGTGTTGATACAACACTCGCAGCGAATATTGATGCAACACAGGATTATATCCCTGTTGCCAGTACCGCTAATTTTTCAACAAGTGTCGTAGCAGAAGTTGAATCAACTAATGAAGTTGTAAGTTTTTCAGACATAAGTTCAAATAGGTTATTATATTCTCAAGACTTTGATAATGCTTGGTGGAGTAAAGGTAGGTCTTCAATTTCAGCTAATGCTGGTATAGCACCAGATGGAACTACAACTGCAGATAAACTGATAGTGAATAGTGGTGCTCAAATTTATTCAATATGCAGTGTAGTAAATGATGTTATTGTTTCTACGGATAATACTCTTTCTTGTTATGCAAAACCAGATGGTTTTAATTATCTTAATTTAGTTCAATTTACAGTTACTGGTGGATCTACTCAAGGAGTACAATTTAATATTTCTACAGGAGTTATTACAGATACTCAATCTGCTACTGGAACAATTACAGACGCTGGGAACGGTTGGTATAGATGTTCAATGGTACCTGATACAAGAGAAAGTACTCAAGCTAGTATTCAAGTCAATGATGGTGCAGCACCAGGAACTTGGTTTTTTACTCCTGTTACGGGTGATGGTTCTAAAGGAATTTTAATATGGGGAGCACAGTTAGAAGCTACAGCTCTAACAACTTATTTACCCACAACTTCAGCTGCTTTAGTTGGACTAACAGGAGTAACTAGAGGAGCTAATGGAACAACGGCAGCTTCTGCAACTTCAGGAGACGCTATTCAACAACTACCTTACGCTTTATTAAATGCAGATATGCCCGTTAGATTAACAGGTTTATCAGTTTCATCAGATGGAACTGGAGCAGGAAGATTAACTTTATGCGATAATAATGGGGATACTTTATGCGATGTTGATATTCCTGATACTAAAATATTTGATTTAGATCTTGGAGGAGGTATAGTATTTCCTAATGGTATTTTTATTTCTAATTCAGATAATATTACAGCGTATACTTTATTCACTGATGAATACTCGGGAACACAATAATGGCTAATACTACTTCAGGCACTACAACATTTGATAAGACATTCTCTGTCGATGAGATAATTGAAGAATCTTATAATCGAATAGGTCAGTTCGATATGAGCGGTTATAATTTAAAAACTGCTAGACGTTCTTTAAATATTTTATTTTCTGAATGGGGAAACAGAGGTCTTCATTTTTGGGAAGTAGCAAATACTAATATTAATTTAGTTAGTGGCCAAAACGAATATTCAATTTATCGTTCTACAGCTGATGGTAACTCTAACGGAATAACTTCCACTTTAACTGCAGCGATTACTTCAACAACAGCCACAACTGGAATTACTTTAGCCTCGATCACTGATATGCCTACCGAGGGTACTATTAATGTAGGAAGTGAGAACATCTCTTACACAGGATTTAGTACTTTAGAACTGACAGGAGTGACACGTGGAGTTAACGGGACTACTGCAGCAACGCATTTAAATGCAGCAGCTGTTACTAATTTTGTCAACCAGGCTTCGGATATTTTAGAATGTTCTTATAGAAACAGTTCTAATGTAGACTCCCCTTTAGAGAAAATCAATAGATCTCAATACCAAGCTCTTTCTAACAAAACAGCAACAGGACAACCTTCGCAATATTTTGTTCAAAGATTTATAGATAGAGTCTTAATTCAATTATATTTGACACCTGGATCTACTCAAAACGGAGATACTATAAATTTTTATTACGAAAAAAGAATCCAAGATGCGGGAGACTATACTAATGCAGCAAACGTTCCTTTTAGATTTGTTCCTTGCATGGTTGCAGGTCTAGCTTATTACTTAGCGATGAAATACGCACCACCTAGAATACAAGAATTAAAATTAATTTATGAAGATGAATTGGCGAGAGCTCTAGAGGAAGATGGTTCTTCAAGCAGTGCTTTCCTTTCACCTAAAACTTATTATCCGAGTATGTAATTATGGGAAACACGGCAAGAGGAAAACATGCATTATTTATTTCAGACCGAAGTGGTTTGCAATATCCATATACTGAAATGGTTAGAGAATGGAATGGATCTAGAGTTCATACTTCTGAATACGAACCTAAACAACCTCAATTAGAACCAAAACCTTTTACTGCTGATCCACAAGGATTAATGCATCCAAGACCTGCAGCAATTCAATTGCCTACTACAGATTTTTTACCACAAAACCCTTTTACAATGACCGCAAGCTCAACACAGGTTTCTGTTTCTTTTCCAAGTAGTGATTATTCAAATGGAGATTATGTGAGGTTTCAAAGAATTTCTGCTCCTATTGGAGGAGTGCCTATTACAACTTTAGAACTTGAAACTACTTTAAATGGAAATATTACAGCTACAGATAATTCAATAACTTTAACAGATTCATCAGCCTTACCTTTACAAGGATATATTATGATTGAAAAAATTGATTCAACTTCCGGTCTTTATGCAAATGAAGTAATTTACTATAATGGTAATTCAGGAAATGTTTTATCTAATTGTGTAAGAGGAACAAATGCACCTTTTAGAGGATTGGTGCCTGTAAATACAACAGCCGTTAGTCACGATTCGGGAGCCAAAGTTGTTGGAGCTTACTTAATTACTTTAGTACCTACGACCGTACTTTCTACAGGACAACCTTCTTCATTTACGGTATACAATAGTTTTACGTTTAATTTAATTAGTGCTGCATCAAGCAATGAAATAGGAGGCGGGTTACAAACTTTAAGTGGACCTGTAAATAATAAATAATGACATACGCAGAATTAGTACAAAAAATTAGAGATTACACAGAAGTAGATTCAAATGTTTTAACTTCTACTATTGTAGATGGTTTTATAAACGATGCTGAATTTAGAATTTTAAGAGAAGTAGACTCTGATAATAATAGAAAATATGCATCAGCTTCATTAGTTTTAAATACTAGATTTATAGATAGACCTGCAGATTTATTAGTAGTCAGATCTGCCCAAATCGTAGATTCCGACGGTACCGCTTCTGCAGATAACAGAGATTTTTTACAGTTCAGAGACACTAACTTTATGGCTGAATTCAACCCTACGGGCTCTACAGGGGTTCCTAAGTACTATAGTTACTGGGATGAAGACACTTTAGTTTTTGCTCCTACACCTGATGCTACTTATACAATTCAGTTAAATTATGTCTTGAAACCCACTGGATTATCGGCTACAACTACAACTACATATCTGAGTCAACAATTTCCCAACGGCTTATTATATGCCTGCCTAGTAGAGGCTTACGGTTTCTTAAAAGGACCTCTTGACATGTTACAACATTATGATAAAAAATATGTTGAGGCTGTTAAAGGATTCTCAATTGAACAAATGGGAAGACGAAGACGGGATGAATACCAAGCAGGTGTTCCTCGAATAGGAAAACAATAGGAGAAAAATTTTATGGCAATAACACAAGCAATCGCAAACTCATTTAAAAAAGAATTATTAGATGGAGATATGAGTTTTAAACAAACAGGTGGAGACACTTTTAAAATAGCTCTTTATATTTCAACAGCAACTTTAAATTCAACAACTACTAACTATCCAGGTGATAGTACAGGTGGTCAAGTCGGAAACACTGGTCAATATGTTCAAGGTGGAGGAGCTCTAGTTAATTTAGGAACTTCTATGACTGCAGGTGTTGCAAGATGTGATTTTGACGATAGATCTTTTACTGGAGTTACGTTAACAGCTAGAGGAGCTTTAATTTATAATACAACAGCGGGAGTAGGAACAGGTACTACTGA